GAGAACTTGATCTTTTCGCATTTAATGAACATCTTGACGTTTGCCTGGTCTTTCGTCAAGCCGTGAGCGCGATACTCACGGGCTGCTTCCTCATAACGGGCGCGTTTCGGACCCCCATAACTCATCACCACCTCATCCAACGACCACGGGGTCGCGGTCGGGAGGCTCTTGGCGATGCGAACCATGTAAGACTTCAGCCTGGCCATGGCTTCAGTCTTAGGCTCGGGGACCTTTCCACACACCCGGTTGTGGAATGACACTAATTGATTGTGTATGCAGTCATGATGAGCGAACAATCTATGGACTATTGGTAAATCGGGCACAGCCAAATATCCGATTCTTCGCTCATGTTGGTCACCCTCGTCGATAGGGACAGCTCCGGAGAGCGCGCAACCGGTTTTAAGTTCATTCAACTTCTTGCCGGATGCACACAAAGCTATCCTTTCGACGGGGCCACCCTATTGGATGGGAATGCGCCGATCACGAGTGAACCATTTCAGAATGGAATCCCGTTTGGGAACCAATCCTAATTTGGAAAAGTCGTGAAGAGCATGTGTCGACGATAGGCGTCCGCCGACAGACAAAACATTCTCGGATCTCCATCCTCCAAATACGTACCGCTCCAACGCTGTGGGAGCTTGGATAAGGCGCAAGACATGACCAACTTGTCTAGCACACCAAATCGAACCGCGATCCTCGCGGTTTGCCTTCAACCAAGTCTCGGCCCTGACCTTGAGCTCATTGAAGCGGCGCAGATCACGTCCAGCCCCGAAAGCTTTAATGCTAATATAACAATAAAGGTCGGGGTCAATCATGAACTTTGCTGCCTCTCTGGGTAGCTCAAGGAATAGGTCGTCCTTGGTGTGGGCCTCTGTCGTTACGCCGACAGGAGGGTACGTGGGGTCAAAATCCCCCAGGCACAATCGTACCTGCCGCCCCCATTCCACTGGGGGCAGCTGCACACCTGGATTAAACAACGAATCGCTTACTGATTTCGGAGTAATAATGGGTGTGAAGGGTTTCTTGACACTTGTGAGGGGCCGCCGCGAGCACCCAGCGACAACGGGACGCAACATAAAATCTATGCTACTGCGTACCGATGACTCCGGGGCTTGAATGGGGCCTGGGGCGTCGGACAGGTCATTGAGCGCCTGGAACTGATTACTCAGGACCAGGGCACCCTCCTGTCTAGGCGATACCCCCCTCTCAATTAATTCATCCACTTGGGATATAGGCAGGTTGGGAACCTCCCTTGTCACAACAGCCTGTGCTGGTTGCTGCAACCGAGGATTGCGAATGATACGTACAATCCTACCACTTGGCAAGGTGAGAGCCTCAACCAGTGGTTTTCCTGGGATGCGCTTATAGCGCACCACCCCGCTATTATTCCCCCGCAGGCCTTTGGGGACGTTCAGATAACGACGGAACGATACGCCGGATGCTG